CAACATAGATGAGTTTGATGCCTATGTAAAGAAGAGATACACGTCTTACGATGGCTTTACATCTTTCAGATTCAATAGTGCAGTAGAATGGGCTGAGGACACGTCAAACTTCACTGCCTTAGGTAAGGATAGTCATGTGCTAGGTGCTTTGCTAGACTTTGCCTTAGTAAATGAAGATTTAAGTGAGCACGATTTTTATTGCGATATAATTAGCGATGTTTGTTTCGATGAATTTGCTACTATAAACTACATTAATATCGAGGAGCTAAATAGTTATGATAAAATCAAGCTAATCAGAGATAATATCGACTCTATTGACTTGGAGTATGGTTACTTAAAAATATTATCAGAGGAGGCTAGGGCAAAATCAATCTTACTAGCTACTGACTTTATAGAGGAGCTAGTAGAGATAGGGTATAGTGAGTTAATATCAGCACTGCCATTTAGTAAAGTAAATAAAGATTTAGAACCAAGATAAAAAAAAATAATAGAAAGTATGGATACAATAACGCAAAAAAGTTACGACAAATTAGTATATAAAATATACGAAACACTGATGTCCAATGAGGACTTTGGACTAGGAGAAATGGGTTCATGCATAGACGAATCAGAGAGAGTAGTCGATGAGTGGATAGAAGAAAATAACATTTATTTAATAAAAGAAGAAAAGGAGGAAAAAATATGAATCATCCAAACGCAAAGAGGCACTTACAAATAAGCCTATTTAAATCAGTAATAAGAATAGTAGGTTACATACTATTGGTAGTAGATATTGAGATAGCAGTCGCAGTATTAGTAGCAAGTGAAGGTATAGGAATTATTGAAGAATTAGTTTAAAAAAAAATAACAATCATGGAAAATCAAATTGAAAGAATCAAAGAAAACATTATGTCTGACACTTCTTTAGTTAAAGACATAAACAACGTGCCTTACTACAGTGTAGATACTTTTATATCTGACGCAGAGGCATACGTTAAAGCAGTTAAAGAAAACAGGATGATTAACGTAATCGGGTCGGTGTCTTCAAGTGGCATGAGTAGAAAGATTAAGTTTACTAGCTGTGAGAAATCCCCACATAACAATAACGAATACTATCAAAGGAATTATTCTTGCTTATTCAGAGCCCTAGGGTACAAGGAAAGTAAAAATAGCTATGGTTACTTTACAATAAGTGGATGTGGGATGGATATGATATTCCACACTAACTACTCTATCATGCATTCATTTTGTAGGTATGGCTTTATAACTAAAGAAGAATGCGATAAACTAGCTCAGAGAACACCATCAACAATTTAATAAAATAATAAAAAAAAAGGAGAGATAAAAAATAATATGGAAAGTAATAAATTATTCGCAGTCGTTCATATTTGTAATGGAGACTACATGGGAACACAATTCTTCTATGCTAAGAGTGAAGAAGATATCAAGAGGATTAAAGAATACGAATTTAGTTATGATGAACTATTCAGAAGATGTGACAATAAGTTGTTTGTCACTGAAATTCCTGACTCAAATAGAATACATATAATAGAATAGTATTGTGGAAGAAATAATAGAGTTTAGCCTATTCATAATCCTAGCGGTTATGGTAGGAACATTAATTAAAACAATTAACGATAGTAACAAATGATGGAATCAGCAAATAAATTAATAACCATAAGTGTAATAGAAGTAGCTTGTGAACTTGCTCATGCGAGAGTATTCGATGAGTTTAGAGACATTCTAGAAGATGAAGAAGAAAATATGTATCAGCCATCTGAGGATGACCCAGAATACCTAGTGTATAAGGACTTTATCCAAGATAGTTTCAATATGTGGTACGGATGGTACGAGGACAATTTAATTAGTCTTCAACAATGATACACAAGATAAAGTTTCACATAGTAATGTGGATATGTAGATTAATATTATTCTTTTACATATACCTAGTAGCATTCAATAAATAATAAAAAATAATAAAAATAAAAATAAATAAACAATATGAAAGTAGAAATAAGAAAAACAGTAACGGAAATGGTTGAGATGAGTCTCCCGATGTATGTAAAGAATAGTGATATTTACTTCTATAAGATAATAAGTGAAGGTGAGGTCATTCAAGTGTGTCAATCAAAGTTTGGTAATAATAGTATTACCGAGGTGTCAGTAAGTATTGCCTTGCATGGTAAGTGGGAGATTATTACTGAAAAAGAGTTCGACACCGTATTCTACAAAGTATCACAGTATTTTAATGAAATAATATTATAATGGAAATAAAAAACAAAGGTAGTTGGGGTGGTAAGAGAGAGAACTCGGGGCGCAAGGGCTTCGGGTTCGAGGTTAAAGGGGTGACAATAAGTGTTAGAGTAAAGCACCACGAAGAATTCAAGAAACAAGTCAAAAAGTTAATAATTAAATTATATGAGAATGATTAAATTCGCAACATCAGAACAGTTGAAAGTAGCTAGTGATATATTAAGAGCAGAATATCCTAAGCCAAAGGTTAGCCATACAGTAGATTTTTACGTTGATTTAAGCCCTTTAGATAGACAAGTGCTATTCATATCAGATAGAATGAAAGTTAAGCTATTAGATAGCCCTAAAAACAGTGTAGGAGAATTTAAATAATGAAGGTTAAGATAGTGACTAAAGGAACGGTATCGTATGTATTCCCAATAAGCAAGGGTGAGAGCATTAGGTTTAGCGACCCTCAGAAAGCAGTTCATTACTGTAATGAGAATGATTTAGAGGTTGTTAATAAAGATGAGCTACACGCATTCTATTCAAATCAATTAAAAAAATAATAAATAAATATAATGAAAGCAAAGAATGATTTCGCATCAGAAGAAAGTTATAGAGAATATCTAGTAACTTACTACATCCCTAGTTGCTTGTACGCACTAAACAATAGCGGAGGTCTTGGTGGCAAGAGCCTAGAAAAGATTGCTATAGCAATGGCAAAGGATATAGTAGACACGATACTGCCACCGAAAAACACGAAGACCAAGAACATTTACAAACCAATAAACCCAGAACACGAGGAGGATTTAAGCTAGTATGAAAGGAGTTTACGCAATGTGGTGGAATACGCACGTCCCTTTACCAAATAGAATTAAGTTGAGTGAGGTGCAAACTATAGAGGCATCCAAAGATGCTGTTAGAATGGTGCTAGGGATTAGTTTTGAGGAATATGATAGAGTATGCAGAAAACATGATTTAACATTTGCTAGGCAGTGCTTTAGTGCTCTAGTAAGAAAACATACTAAGCTAAGTTTAAAAGCTATAGGAGAATTATTTATACATACATACGACCATACTAGTATATTGGCTCAATGTAAGAATATTGAGAATATAGAAGACCTTGGCTCAAGAGATGTAAAGTATAAAGTTTGGATGGAAGTCCAAGATAAGTATAACTTAATAACAAAATGGAGGTAATAATAATATGACAATACAAGAGCAGATAGCAGAACTAAAAACCAAACTCGTTGGCAACCTATTCATTGATGGTGAAATCCACGATGAGATATACCAACTAAAGCTAAAGCTAAATCCTGAGATTGCACTACGTCCCGAATTGGATGACGATGAGTGTTTATCTTGTGGTAGCTAGACCATCATTGTGGTGTAGTAGAAATTCTTTAAATCTATCATACGTTCCTCGGAGCTATGGTAGATTTTTAGTTTTGTCTTATCCTCGTTAGTCCATATCCTCTCGCAGTCGTGACATAGGATGAATCTATTCAGGGGATGATGATACAAGGCACTATTTGCTGAGCCTGATATAATATGGCTCACGTTCCTTCCACTAGGATTAATTATCTCAACACCGCAGTTCTCACATGGGCACTGTCCCTTGTTCTCTTCCATATGTCGAGCAATCTCTTGAGCATAGTAGCTTTTATTTGCTATTATACGACTCTTTTGCTTGTCGCTTACCTTCTTTATCCTTTTTGCACTACCTTTATTCTCGTGTCCTTTAATGAAGCCTCTAGCCCATATGTATCCTAGTTTACCGCATCCACACTTGCATAGTTTTTTCTTTGGTATAATTGTACTGCTCATTTTCAGAACAACTTTTCAATGTTAACAAAGTAAAGAGAATTAGACCCAGTCTTTCTGAATATAAAGTTAGCCTCTAATAATTCAATTATTCCTTTATACACAGCTACCTTGGAACTGTAATTACAGAACTCAGCGCAGTCGTCTATACTGATATGAACCTCATCATTATTATGCTCCTTAACCGAGGCTATATAACACCAAACTTTAAAAGATGATGTGCTAAAGTCCTTGATAACTGCAAATGCTCTCTTATTTATTCGTATACTATCCTTGGCACTGCTCTTACTATCACTATTCATAGGGTTCTCCCTATAAGATTCAAAATTACTTATTTTCATATTATATAAACTATAGTTGCAAATATATTTAAATAAATCCACAAAACAAGAATAATATATTTTGTATTGCGATATGAAATATTATCTTTGCAAAGACAAAAAAATAACATACACATGAAGAAAAACAAAAAAACAACAACAACAATTTCCCTTGAAAGCATATTAGAGATGTTTAGCGAGGAAGAAATTATTAAGGCTGATGGCTTTGATGATTGTATCGTAGGTGTAGAAAGTACAGGTGACACTATCCTAGTCTACTCCACACAACTTATGCTAGAGAAGCTAATTAAGGATAGTGAGATGACTTGGGAGGAAGCAATCGAGTACTTCGACTACAACATCCAAGGTAGCAAAGGAGAAGGGTATCCTATATACATTCTAGATTACTTATGGTTTAATTTATAATTAGTATGCTAACAGTAATAAATCCTCAAGAAAAAATTATTGATATGGCTCATACATATGGAGACCATATTACAGTAAGAAGCCTAAGAGATTGGTGTGACGCAAGAATAGCAGAAAAATCCTTTGCTTTTAAGATTGACATTGAATTAGATTACGAAGGTGAAGGCTTTGATAGTATAAACATAGTACCAATTGAATACAATCGGTAGTGAAAAAGTTAGATATAAAACCGCTCAGTGTCAATAAGTGTTGGCAAGGCAAAAGGTTCAAGACAAAAGAGTACCTCTTATACGAGAAGAAGTGCATACTATTATTACCAAAAATAAAAGTTGGTGTGCCTCCGTACTTATTAAACATAGTCTTTGGATTCTCATCGCCTCTAGCAGATATAGACAATGGGCTAAAGCCATTCATTGACATCCTTCAGAAAAGGTACGAGTTTAACGATAAAGATATCGTAGAGCTAAACGTAAAGAAGGAGAAGACTGTCAAGGGTGGCGAATTCATACTCTTTGAAATATTAACAATTAAATAAAAATAAAAATAAAAAAAACAGATGGGATTATCAACAACAGAAGAGCCTAATGGCTCAATCAAGAACTACCTTAACATTACAGGTGGTAAAATCACTCAGAAGGTTAAGGCAGGCACAACAGGTGCAGTAGTAAGAACTAACAAGATGGGTGTCGAGGTATCGGAACTACACTTTGACACATTATCGGGTCAAATCGTTAACATACACATAGAACCTTCTCCTTACGCACCTAAGGTATGGGTAGTAACAATTCGTGATGGTATCGACTTCTATTACTTACACCTATCGTACTCGGGTGGAACAACAATGGGCTTATTAAATAAGTTACCAAACATTGACTTCTCTAAGGACGTTATCTTAAAGGTTTTTAGAATCTTTAACGAGGTTAGCAAGAAGGACAAGGATTACCTAGTAGTGTACCAAGGTGGAATGACTAAAGGACACAAGGTTGAGACTGCTTTCCCTAAGGAGAACCCTAATGGCTTACCTCCTATGGAGCAGATTAAAGTTAAAGGTTCTTTGGTGTGGGATGACACAAAACAGATGGAGTGGTTAGAGAATTTAGTTATGACTACTATCGTTCCTAAGTTAGGTGGAGCACCTGCCCCTGAGTATGCTTCAAAAGTAGAAAAGGCAAAAGCAGAAGCACCGAAAGTGGCTGATGATGAGGAATCTAGTGACCTCCCTTTCTAATATGAGTAAAGATTTATTTGGACAAGCAAGGGAGTTAGAGATAGCTTCCTTGCCCAAAGAAGAAGTAGCCTTAATAAAACAAAGGATAGTAGAAGAACAATATCAACAAGATAAAAAATAAAAATACATATGCTAAGCAACGAGAGACTAGGAAGATTTACCGCATCGGGTATTCACAATTTATTCATAGGTGGCAAGGGTGCTACCAAGGATAAGTACATATTTAATAAAGCAGAGGAGAGTGTTAAGGGTTACTCTAAGTCTTTCAGTAGCAGACACACCGACCATGGTATTCTAAACGAGTCAGAGGCTCTAGAGAACTTTGTTGCAACAACAGGAATTAATGCTATATACCTAGAGGAGCGTTACTATCCTATCAACGAGAATAGTGGAGCTACTCCCGACTTCGCAGTTATGGATGGTGATGTTATCATAGCTAGTGGAGATATCAAGTGCCCTACAGAGAAGTTCTTTGAGCAGAAGATGATGATGTTTGATGATAAGAATTCTGAGTACCAAGACGTGCCTAAAGAATACTTCTACCAAGCACAGTGTCAGATGATGGCTCTATCTAAGTCCAATGAGGCACTAGGACATTCTCCTGTAGAAGAGCATTACCTAGTGCGTTACTTGACAAGCACTCAGTATGATGATGATGGAAACAAGATTGAAATAAATTTACCCCTAGAAGCTAGAATATTCTACAAGCTAATTAAGAGGGATATTGCTGTTCAGAAGAAGATGATGGAAGAGATAGAGAAGGCTGTAGAGCAAAGAGATTTATTAATATCAATATTTGTTAGACCTATACTGTAATAATGGATGTTACACAACTAATACAAGTACTAAAGGACGAACATCCTGATATGAAGGTTCTGATAGATGCCACAAAAGTAGGTGCAACAATGAAGGAGCTAAGACCAATATATGATATAGTACTAATGAACCTTGAAACAGGAGAAAAGTTCTTAGTGCTATCACATTCAATAGATGAAGTAGAAATGGAGGAGGAGTAAAAATATGGGAATTAAAAAATTAGAGAAGAGAGAGGACGTAGTCTTAATTGTAAGAACAAAAAAAGACAAGAAGTATATTCGTAAGTCAGAAGAGTACGCACACGTCTCTTTATTTGATTATAAGGGACAAGTTTATTATAAGGCTCAAATAAGCAAGTATAATTGGGCTGTGTTCTTCCTTACTGAAAAAGAGGCTGCCAAGTCTGTTGATATAAAGCTAATAGAAAAAGGACAAGAACCAGTAAATATATTAAAACCAAAAAAGCAACAATAAAAAATAATATTATGGGAAAACTTAAACCATGTAACGCAGAAGACCACGACACAAGAAGATTGTGCAAGGATAGACACGAATGTGCGAGGTTCATGAAGAATCATCAAGAGAACACCTCTATATCTTTTTACCACCTACAAGAGCATTGTAGCTCCTTTAAAAGGTATGATGACAGTAATGTTAGGACAGAAGCTAAAGAGCTCCCATTCGCAGACAAATTAGCAAAGCTACAGGCTATGTGGAAGTTCTTGGTGGATAGGACTAATGCTGCTAATAGGACTAGCTAAGCATACTAACTAATTTTCTAAATAGTAAAATAACAATAAAAATAATACCAAGAAAAGCAAGCCAATCGATAGTATAAGACTTAATCTTTTGCCACATGGTTTGTTTTTCTTGTAATACAATTCTCGGTGGCACTTGCACTTTTACTGTGTCGTGTATAATTACTTGAATAGTATGTAAGAAAGGTTTTCTTATAACCTTAGTCTTTAAATTACCAAGAGAGTCAATTACTTGGCTCACCTGTACAAAGCTATCATTAAAAGCTATAGTCATCGAATCCGATGCCTGTTTGTACCATTCCTTAAACTTCTTTGCTTGGTCAGAAGTATCCCCCACAATAGTAAATGTTATCGTAGTGTCCTTATAGTAAGGAACTAGAACAGTAGTTGAATCTCCTAACTTAGGATTTTTCTTCAATGCCATGCGCAAATAAAAATCACTTGAGCACGATGATATTACTAACAGTAATAGAATTAGTTTTGTTATTCTTTTCATTATTTGTATACGATATTAAATAGTAAGCCTCTTGCCACAAGTATGGCAGCAACAAATATAAATGAACCTGTAGCAATATAAATCACTCCTACGGTACATAAGGTTTGACCTACTTTTGATAAGTGCCAAAAATCATGGAACATCGGAAAGTATCTATGAAACCAATCAAACTTAGGTGCTTCTGCTGCCTTCTTTGAAAAGAAGTATCCGTAGTTCTTGTAAGCATCATGATGCACTATTGAGTCCGACATTGCATTTAAGCAGGTCTGTAGTAATAATAAGATTGCGAATACTATCATAATTTTTTTGTTATTATTTTGTTAGCAGTTCCATTTACGAAGTGCCAATGCTTTTCTTGTTGGCTCTCCATTTGGCTTCTTCATAGCACCTTCTACCCCCTTCATACGAGCACAAAATGATTTTCTTCTATTAGCAGCTTCGCTCCCTGCTTTTAATCTAGATGGCGGTGTAGTAACGGCTGTCTTTAAATTACTATTAGGATGAGATTTTCTGTAAGATGCTACTCCAGCTTTATTCAAACCTCCATTTTTATTCTGCCCTTCTTTCTTCTGCCAAATTTCTGATGCCATATATTTATTTATTAACAAGGTTTAAAATAAAGTTTGTTATTCAATAGTAATGTATATTTTTTCTTTTTTACCAACTTTATTTATAATTGACATAAATTTAGCATAAGCAGTCCTACTATTACCAATCATATTTACTGCTTTTGTTGTTCCAAGCAAAATACAACCTTCAGTATCTTTTGAATAATTACCCCAATGAATTCTTACACCTTCAAAGTTTGGTACGTTTAAAAGTAATGGCATTTGCTGTTGAAATCTATTGCTAAAATTTACAATTACTTCATACTTTCCTTTTGGAATAGCTGTTACATTTTGTACCTTTACTTCACGTTCTTTGTCCTCTAATGTATAGCAATGATATATTTCATTAATATATAATTTCCCTATCGTAGAATCGTTTGTTTTTGTTTCTCTAATTAATTTTAGTTCCATATTATATTATTTTTATAAAATCTTTTATTTTCCCTCTAGCTAGTTTTCCGTTAAAAACATTTTTATTTAAATTATGTGCTTCAACCGTTTCATTTATAGACGAAAAAAATATTCCAGTATTTAAATTAAGTACCATTACGTTGGAACTTTGGTTTCTAGCTTGCTCTTTATCGGTTGCCCATTTGCAGTTTTCCTTGCAATACCCCTTATCGTTATTAATTCTATCTATACTGTGCTTTGGTGTCGGTTTATCCCCCATGTCTTTATAAAAAACATCAAAGTTATTCAGCCACTCATTACTGACAGTAATACCTCTCCCTCCGTATCTGTCATATCTTTTATTTTTAGGGTTACAACATCTGTCCTTCATACTTATCCATGTATTATATTCTGCTGTATATATTCTTCCTCTTGTATGCCCATGTGTTACATTTGCACATCCGCAAGACTTGACATCCCCCTTTTTTAAATGACCACTTTGTACTGTCTTCTCTCCACCACAATCGCATTTACATATCCATTTTGCGTATCCTTTTTCTTTTGGTAATAATTGCTCTATTACTGTTAATTTCCCAAATTTTTTGCCTTTTAAATCTATAACTTTCATAATACAAATATAAGCAAATTGTACTAATTACTTACAATATTTTTTATTTATTTTATTTACTTTCATATAAATGTATTATGTAAAAAAATATAGACCACAACGCTGTAAGGATTAGTACTACCTTGACTACTTCCTTATTTGTTGCAGGAATCTCTTTCACTATTTCTACTTCTTTAAAAATTGTTTAAATAAACTCTTACCTGTAATAATTCTAAAATTCTCATCTAAACTCTTAACCTCAATAAAAGCTATTAATCCACTTATTATCTTTAGTACCTCTATGTCAACTAAAAAATTCTTTTGAAAGACATGAGCCACTAAGATAGCAACCATATATCCTATTCCTTTTGTAATAGTTGGGCGCATTTTCTTGCTTAATATTTCTTCTCCTCTTTTTTGAGCTGCCATTATTCCTGTAATAAAATCTGCAATTAAGAAAAAGATAATAGCTACCATCATAGGGAAAGCAGGACTAAAGTAGCTGGTAAGATATGCAGCTATTGGTAACGAGTATTTTTGAAATATTTCTTTCATTGGTTGAGTTAAAAATAGTAAGGGGCTATTAACCCCTTTTCTATTAGTTAATTTACTACTTCTGCTTCTTCTACTTTTGGCTTTTGCTCTTCAGCTAATTTGCTAAAGAATTGCAATAATGGTAAACCAAATTTAGTAGGCATTTCTTGAAAGAATGCATCTAATTCTTTTAACTTTTCTTCGCTTAATGTAATCATAATTATAAAGTATTAGTAAATGTAATTGTAGGGTTTAATAACTGTAATTTAGTAATGTATTGATTTGTCAATTCATTTAAAATATTACTTGTGAATACCAAATCCTCTTGTACATCATTCATTATAGAATTCATTGTTTCAGTGTAAACAAATGATTGAATGTACCCTTGATTTACAATTACACCATCAACTTCTTTTGTGCCTAAATAATTAGTATAATTAACCGTTAATAATTCTACCTTACTACTTGTTTGTGTTTCATTGCTTGTATAAATGAAACTTGCTTGATTTAATTTTATCATTTTATTTTTTATTTAATTATACACTTGTTACTGTTTCCCACGCTGTTGTATAAACACAAAGTTTTGCTAATGTTGTATCAAACACAACTAATCCTGCTGCTGGTGTTGCGATGGCGTTCTTTTGGGTAGTTGTCATTCGTGGTGGCAAAAATCCTTTTGTTGTGCTATTGGTTTGAAGTATTGCTGACGCACTTGGAGTAGTTGCGCTACTATCTAAAACAATGCCTTGTGTTGAATCTGCAAATCCAATAAAAGTCGAACTCCTTGCTCTTAAATATGTTCCTCTTAATTCGGTAGAATTTGGCGCAAAAAATCCAACATTAGCCCCCAATTCTTGACCAGTTACATTGGCATACCCGCTATCATCAGCCAAACGAAAATCAATCACTGCCCCGTTGCGTTTAATTGCGGGAAAACTTGACGTTGTGCCGCCTAAATTTATACGAGTAAATCCTGTTTCTGCTCCGTTTAAAAAAGTAGCTTGTCCATCAGTAGCACTTCTCAATACAAGTCCAACACCTAATTGTATATAATGAGCAGAACTACTACCAACTGTCAATGAATAAGCTAAGGTTTGAGAACCAATATTATTAACCTTAACTTTACTAACCCCACCAACTTGCAAATCCATTAAATTATGCGTAATTCCATTTAATGCCGTTTCAGTTGCATTTAAGAAAAATCCTGTTAAAGCACCTGTTTGCGCTCCGCTATTATTGATAGTATAAACCTCATTAAATAAACGTGGATTAGTAGCACCTGCACTTAAAGCAACTGTTCTACTTATACCTACTTGGTCTGTGCTTAATTGCAAAGGACTTGAAGTACCCATTCCATCAGTAACCGCCCTAAGAGTAGCGTCTAAAGGTGTGTTGATTGTTGTGTCTAAGTTTAGAATCCCTTTATAGTTGATTCCGATATTTTGATTATATAAATTGCTCATTATTAATTAATTATATTATTATTTGGTAAAACTATTTCATCGTATTGAATCATTTCAGCTATTTCTTTTTTACTAAACAAGCTACTCGTGTCTTGATTTACAATTAGCCAGTTTTTACCATCAACGTCAACTATTGGATTTGCGTAATCAATTGTATCTTCATCATTTGGTAAGCCTAAAAGAACACAGCATTTTGTGTCTAATTCTTTAAATTTTGCAAGTGTTTTGCATTTGTAGAATCGTGGGTATATAATTGAATCTTCCATTAGAATGCGTTGTTATTAAGTGAGCGAATTAGGTTGTACATTGCAGTTCTTACAGTTGAATTATCAACACCTGTTATACATATATAAGTATTTATATTTCCCTTTTGATAAAAGAAACCTGTTCCCGATTTTCCAATAGTTACTCCTGTTCCTGATAATGCAGGTGTATAAGTATTTGAAATTTGTGTATCATTATTTTTTTGCAAAGTATTTAATACACCTTGATTATTTGTAGCAGTAAATAAAGCAAGTGTTGTTCCTAAAGTTTTTTGCAAACCCGACACAGAACCATTCATATATAATTTCATATTAGCACCTTCAGGAGAAAAAGAGTTTAAATAAATACCACTTGACGAATCTATAAACGGATAACCTGATGCACTTGCATTTTCAGTTTTATATGCTAAATATTGTGAACATACATCACCTCTTAAAACAGTTGCATTTTGAACAAAATCATCCACACCATCACTTTGAACTATCGTTCTATCCACCAATACACCTTTATAACCTGTGGCTGCAGTTCCTGTGTTAATTGTCCAAACTTCACCTGTTGCACTTGTCCAAGCAGTTTGACTTGTACTTGCGTTGTATGTTGCAGGATTAAAATCAACTACAGGTGTGCCTCCTATTGAGTTGGAAATTGTTGCACGATATATACGACCTTGGACTGCATTTACTCCTGCTGATGTTTGTGCTCCAATAGCTACAATAGAAGTTCCTGTTACTGATGCACCTACTGTTCCACTTACTGTTGTTCCTAATTGAATCCAAGTTACTGAATTTGGATTTGTAGTTACTACATCAGCAGAATAAAAAAACTTAATTTCACCATTGCTCGAATTTCTTGTTACTCTAATCCATCTATTAACTGAAGATGGTAATGAAATAGTTGAAGAATATGTAACCAATCCTGCACCAAAATTTGTAGAAAATGACAATACATTTGAACCTAATGAAAATATAAAAATTCTATTTGATGTCGCATCGTCTTTAGTAACAATATTATTATAACTTGTCGGATTTGGTAAATTAATATAAGAAATTATTTCAATATCACCTGTAATCTGATTAGCACTTGCAGTTGGTGTGCTTACAAAATTTGCTT